TAAGTTATTACCTACTTTTTTAGCTCGATAAACTATCACTTCTTTTTATCCATTTCTTTTATTGCTTTATCTGAAGCTATATTACCTACAAATGTACCTGTAACAGAGGCTGCAAATTGAGTACACCCAGTAATAAATAAAACTCCTATAACAATGTATTTACCCATTCCATACCTCCATATCTTTCCAATTATTTCCAACCTGAACTTCAGCTTTCATGGGTAGGTTAAACTCTACTCCAAATAGTTTCTGAAAGTTCTTAGGTACATCTTCAAAGACATCTAGCATTGTCTTTGCTAAAGTATCAGTATGGCTACTATCACAATCAATGATAATGGAATCATGAACTGTATTAACAAGTCTTGCCTTTTCATAATTTAATCTCCTCATTCTGTTAAATAAAGACACCCTTGCAAGTGCCATCAAATCTGCTCCGAGTCCCTGAACTGGGTAATTAAGAATAGTAGTCCTAGGAAATACATTCTCACCTCTTTTTTGTTCAGGCTTATATTCATAAATTCTTCCTGTAGGGAGCTTAACTTTTCCTGTAGTTGTTGCTTCTTGCATAAGTTTAATATGCCATTTATGAAGTCCTTTATACTTGCTATAAAATTCATCAATGACTCCTTGCCAAAACTTTTCCGATTTAGAGACATCGCTGAAATTAGGATCGTTAGCGTAACTATAAGCGGAACCTCCGTAAATAAGCCGAAAAACAAAAGTTTTAGCGATAAGACGACTAGGTAAACCAAAACGAGTTTGATTATCAGTATGCTGATCGACATTGTTCCATATCTCCTCATAAGCTGTTTTATCTTGACTTAGGAATGCAGCACATCGCCACTCCAAAGCCGAAGCATCTCCTTGAATAAGCACTATTCAAGTTCCTTGACAATTGCTTCAATGACATCTTGGTCAAGTTGTTTAAACACATCTCTAGCCCCATAGCGTCTGATTAAATCACCAAACTCTGCAAGAGTCCAATAGAAGTGTGCTTGTTCTTCATTCTGTTGTTGTTCCATAACTGTATCAAATTCATCTGCCATAATTTTCTCCTAGTATCGTGAATAGAATAGTTCTTTTATTTCTCCGTCAAAATTTTGTAGATTCGGTTTTGAGGAACTAAGGCGACCAGTTCTAGCAACGCATTGGTTGAGTTGACCATGTAGCGTACCTTTATTCCAACCTTGACTTTCTCTAAGTTCAGGGAGTCCTGAATAGTAAGTTCCTCTACGCTTTTCAAGCTCACTCCGTTTAAGGATAAGTTGAATAACTGTTTTAGAAACTCCTGAAGTCCTAAGACTTCTAAGCGTTTGTTCATCTGTGCTATAATACCCATCTTTCTTTAACTCACTTCCTTTTAATGGTTCTATCAATCTAGGCATATCATAATGATAATCTACCCAGCCCTCTTTTGGTTGACCTTTGCGATCACCTGTTTTAAATTCCCCAATAACTTCTTTCCTTGGAATTGTAATTCTTCCACCATAAAGTAAACAACTAAGATGATCCTTACTATTAAAATTAAAACCAGTAATGTTAAAGGTCTTAGCCAACTCTTCGTCCAACAATTTAACTTCTTCTTCCAATAAGGCACCAAGTTCTAAACTCCTATCTTCATCAAATAAAATTCCATTATATTCCATCTCTTCTAAAACTAGCAAGTCTTGATTGTGCAAACTAATCAGTCGTTGCCGCTCTATAGGGAGTGACATCACCTCTTCATATTGCTTCTCAAATACTTGTCTTGTTAAAATAAGGTCTTGCTCTAGATATTGCTCAAGAATGTCTTTAGGGACATCAGGGGTGTTAATGCCGTTGCTCCAATACTCAGTAGCAACAACATCAAGCTTACTACCCAAACCATAGTACTCAGCGACACTATTAAGTGATGGATAGGGATTTTGTTGGTTAGTGAGTATGAAATGTACCAGCTGACAATCCCACACACGCTTATCCATAAAGTTAATTCCATATTTTCTTATCCAGTGTAAATCAAACTTAATGTTAAAGCCAACAAGAATAGCGTCATTGTCAATGATACTCTGTATAGCGTTAAGTTTATCCCTGTACGGATTTCCACTATATTCAATATCAAATAAACTAGAAACATTATTATAATTAAGTCCGACATAGCAAAGTTTATTCCTTTCTGAAAATGGATTACCATTTACATCAATCGTGGTCTCAACATCTAAAATTATAGTATTCATAGTAATAGTATATCACACATCTACATATCTTGCAATATCAGGTTTAATGACACAATCAAACTTCCCATGTCTCATGTCAGGGATTGAGTCTTCATCACCTACAAGTTTATTCTTAGAAATACACATATGCCTCATATATTCTAAACCCTCGTCATTGGTTTTACCAATACCAAGAATCCAATCTGCTTCAGCTTGTTTAGATGTCTTTGCATTAGCCACATTACCCATGTTAAGCCATTTAACTCCTTCACCTGTGCCATCAGCTTGACACACAGCAATCACAGGGGCATAGTCTTTAGCTAGTTCACGAGCCCACTGGTAAATAGACCCTAACATCAAGTCATTTCTATCCTCTTCAAATCCTTTAATCTTATCAATCTGATCGAAGATGATGAGACTAGGTTTAATCTGCTCACAAATCTTATTGACATCTTTATAGCTAATGGAAGCTTGGTCAAATATTTTAATCTTATGTTCAGTCTTCTCAATAAACTTTTCTTTATTACCCTTGATGTCTCGATAGAGTTCAGGTAGAGATAATCCAAGTGATGCTTGAATACATCTAATCATAACCTTACTACCTTGCTCTTCATTGTTAAACCATAAGACATTACCTTCAGCTTGTGTAGCCATGTGAGTGACTTCACTAGCTAAGAATGTTGTCTTCCCTGTTTCAGGTCTAGCAAATAGAAACCCAAAGTCCCCTTGTCTTAAACTTCCGAGAGACTGGTTGAGACAGTTTAAACGCCATCTAAGTCCTTTTGTAGTTATTTGAGAATTGTAGAGTTCCTCTAAGTCATCTGTGACGAAAGCAATGTCTTCTGTAAGAGGCTTGTTTACTTCCATTGTAGAAATTTTATTGAGAATATCTGTAAAGTCTTTACGACCCTCTGTGACTTCTAGAGCCATCTCTGCAACTTGACGAGCCATCACTGCCTCTCGTTGTTTCTCAAGATACTCCTCTATACGAGTCTCATCAATTTCCAATGTACGAAGCTTCTCGAAGATTGTATTGAAGATTTCTTTTTCTACATCTTTGAGATATGGATAATCTGAGAAGAATTTAAGTTCTAAGTCATCAATGGAATGAACTTCTTTCTCAGAAGATTCATGTAAAGATTTAACACAATAAAGAAGCTTGACAAGTTCTTTATTTGTTATTATAATATTATTTATATATTTATTATATATATTATTATTTAATATATATTTAATTATAATTAATTCTATCACTACTTAATCTCCTTGTCAATAGTTTTTAAATAATTTTTTATCTCTGTTTCTGAATAACATTTTGGATCGAGATCAGTCCAAATTGTCCTAACTTCTTCAAAAAGTAATCTCGCATTTCCTGCCTGTTTAAGAGCCGAAAAATTTTTATCCTTGTCCAACCATACAAAAAGTTTTTTAAAGCGTTTAGAGAGCCTTAAAATGAGTTCTAGGGGTATAATTGAATTATGTATAGGGACACTTGGTAGCACTCTACTAACTTTTATGGCAGAAATTGCGTCTTCTACAATAACTATGCTATCATTTTGCGTATTCTGCATAATTGGTTCGTTATTTCGTATAACTCCACGAGTGATGTATTTAGCACCTATTCCTGTGAAGTTCCTAGCGTTTTGATAAGCACCACCATCAAAAACAAGATAACCATCACTATCCCAGAAATAATTTTTACTGATTTCTTCATTAGTTAGTCCATATTTTTTTAAGTAAGTCATACCCTTGCTATCCATTATTCCACTATTGTTAAATGGAGTGAATGAGGTCGGTTTAGGTTGAGTGTTTAGTTTCACCCTGTGTCGTTCTACAATGTCCCCTCTATCGTGATAGCCACAAGCGAAGCAATACTTATGCGTGTCAGAATACACTGCTAGATTGTTTCCACTTTTGTCAGCACCATTGGCACTACATTTAGGACATCTCTCATTGTATAAAAAGTGACTCAAAATAAACATTCCCCAACTAGGTCAATCAAAGGTGTTTCAATCGGTTTTACTACTTTTAACTTAATAACATTCTTACCTTGATCTTTATGCCATTTAGCCTCTTTAGAAGACCATCGATACTTCCTAATGATGTCACCAAATTCATCTATGATAGCATGACTAAAGTCCACAATAAGCCTCTGTGATTCTTTTACTATCATATTTAATCTCTTTATTAAATACAAGTTTTTCTTTTGTATCTTTGTATAAAGGGGTTAATTCTACATGATGAACATCTTTAAGTTTAATTGTTTGTTTCAAGTCAGAAGGTAGAAATGTCCATATCTGAGATGATCTTAATTCACCATTAGTATCATACTCTTCATAAAGCCAACAATCAGGTTTTTTCATTTTTAGGTTTCCTTGAGATAGTCCAATTAATATCCACTTTAATTATATCACCAAACTTAACATCTTGTTTAGAAAGGTGTTGAAAGGTATGTTTAAATAAGACTAAAGCGGTTTTTAATATTGTTATATATTTCATAAGTCTTTCCATTCTAAAAAGTCTTGATGATCTTCGTCTGAAGGTGTTTCTTTTGTAGCTAGGTCTTCTCTTTCCATGTAAAGTAAATCGTTTTGTATGTCGTTTAAACAATAATTACATAGGTCTAGATATTCCCCTGTTGTCTGACTCTTACGAGTAGCCTCATAATCAGATAGCAGAGCATTACAAGCAATACATCTCATTTTAATTTCCAATCATTTTAGAAAGAATAACATTTATTTCTTTTGGAAGGCTTCTTGTCGGTCTTTGTAAAAGTGTGAAGTGCTTTCCATCTCGTTTAAACTTCGCTTGTGAGTCCCAACCATACCCCCAAAAGAAGTTAAAAGTGTTTTTTGTCAAGTAAATTATTTTATACTCTCCAAAGTTTTTAGTTTTTTGTTTCCATGCGTCTATCATGATGTTCCCCTATATGTTTTAAATAGCGTTTAGCATTACGATAAAAAAGTAGCTGTTCTCTTAACATTATACCATGTCCCTTTCTGAAAGTCCATAAAAATCAAGATATTCCGCTTGTAAATTTTCATCTTCGAGGGCTTCTGTTAGATCTGAACAGAATCTTTTATGGTGATTGTGCATAATCCATGTAGAAAAGTCATCTATTTCCTCCATGTCGTTAATGCTCGTGTGCCACTCTTCATGCTTCCCCTCATAAGCATAAGAAAACTCCTCTTTAGGTGTTTTAATTGCTTTTAGATAGGCATCTGTTTTATTCTCTGCTTCAATTAAAGTGTAAAAAGGTGTTATTGATTCTGCATATACTTTGTAAAGTTTCATCTTAATAATCTCCAAAATATGTTTCTTTGTTTTTGTCTCGGATTCCTAATACATAACCGAGTATAAATCCTACAATAAAACTGATAATAAGTAAAGTCATTTATATCTCCTAATAAAAAATAAGGTTGTCAATCTTTAAATCGTTCTTATGCTTCTTTAATGTAATTGAATCATCATAAAAATAAAGTCTATTTCCAATGATGTTTTCAGGTTTAAACCATACTTTCCATGCTATAAGTTTTGTTTTTAAAAAGTCCTCCTTTGAGATTTCAGCGTGTGAATAGTCAAACACTCCTATGAATTGCCCTTTTTGGTGTATCACTTCACAAGGGGTTTTTCCGAATCCTTTGTGTTTAGCCCTATTGATGATGATTTCACCCACGGCTTTTTTAGCCATTTCGCTTTGTGTGTGTGCTTCATGGTAAATAGCCACTGCCATGCAGGTCAATTGTGTGTCAATGTAATTAATGTCCATTATAAATCTCCATCATTTATGATTTCTAATATAACAAAATTATTATAGAGTGTCCTGGCTTTTTTTATAGCATCTTCATAATTCTCACCAAAAACATATCCAGCAACTGCACCATCATTATATAACACTTTATAAAAACTATATTTCATTTGTATCTCCTTTGAAAATGGAAAACCCATTTGTTGAAAATTTTCCTGGAAAAATTGGTTTCTGTCAATATATTTTTAACAAAAACTTTGTAACAAAATGTTTCATGAGTTTATTTTTTAAGACAAAACTCGACCCTCACAGAGTACCCGTGATTTTAAAAAGTCTTAAAAGCCCTATAAAATAGGACTTTTTTACATAATTGACCTACACAGTCGAGCTATGTCGCATTATTTTTGTGTCCGATATATTACCCCCTATAAATTAAATAAAACCTCGTTAAAAGGCTTAAAAATGCCCTTAATGAGACTTTTTGTGTGTCATTGAGACCACAATTAAAAAAAGTCTTTTAAATACTCACAGACAAAAAAAAAGCCCTCGAAAATGAGGGCTTATAAGCACTTAAAAGATAATTCTAAGTAAAAGCCCTCGAGTGATTGAGAGAAAGTAGGTCTGTCTCATAGCTGTAGGCGAGTTCGTCTGTCAGGTTTTGAATGACTGTCACAATGTCAGAGACTTCAGCATTTTTGACCCATGCTGTCAGAGCTCGAGTGTCATAATTGAGAAGCTCGTCAAACATTGGTACATCATAATAAGACCCATAATAAGACCGACTATAAAAAGGCTCGGGCTCAGGTGTCCTGTCATGTATGAGGTGAATGTCAGTCCAATCAATCGAGCACAATCTATCTGACAATTTTTCTACATGAGAGACATTAAGGGTCTCAGTGCTCGAGTGCTCTGAATGATAACCAATGCTTATATTGGTGCACTCGGACACATAGTCAAAATATTGGTAAGTGTCCGTGAAAGCACCTGTCGGGTCGGGAATATATCCGAGTGACAATAGGTCACACACCTGAGCTGTGAAAGTGTCACTTATTCCCTTGCGACATGATTGATGAGTGATGACAGAAGTCTCAGCTCGTCTGTCAAAGGCGATTGAATGAGTGAATGTTTTAATGAAATCAGGGAAAAGCTCGACAATCTGAGATGACCCCCAGCACCCGACTTCCTCACCCCTGTGAAATACATACACACCCTCAATGTCAGCATCAATCATGTCGAGAAGTAATGCGACCCCAGCACCATTATCAGCACCGAGACAGTCAGACTTATCACCCACGAAGGCTGTGTCGAATGTGTCCAAAAAGACTTCCTGTTTTATTTTGTGAGGGTCTTTTTTGTGCATGGTGTCAATGTGGCATGACCACATAATTTTATGAGACTTTTTGTCATTGTGATTGTCATACACATAAGCGAGGACTTCACCCTTGTCATTTTTAAGAGTGTCGAAAGTGGATAAGTACTTTTTAATGAAAGCACTTTCACCCTTAGAATTGTGTCCTCGTCTGTATGACAAAATGTCGAATAGTCTTTTCTTATTCATGATTGATCTCACTTTCATTGTGCTCAAAACTGTCAGCGTCATAACTCTCTGATAATGCTTCCTGTAAGTCCTCAGCGTCATCACTGTGACACTTTGACCCGTCTGACAATGTATGTGCGAACTCATTGAAGCAATAATTTATACCTTCATGCTCATGGTCAAGTCTGACACAATAGCTGACATGATAAGCACCCCCGTCACAGAAAATTATCTCATCAGCATGATAAAACTCATTATCATGGTCGCATTGGTAAATGTCATACTTATCGAGATAGTCAATGTCATAGTACTCACTGTCAGTCTGACAATAAATGACATTATCTCGAGGGACATCTGTCTGTCCGTGCCTTGAATAAGCATAAGTATAATTATCACTAACACAATGCTCACAGACTGAGTGGTCATGATATTCTATCCATGTGCTTTCATCATCTGTCATGTGCTCACCACAATCGGCACAACTCATCATTTCCTCGGTGCTCCCTGAAGTCTGAGCTAAGTCGAGATAACCATGACCAATTCGAATATAAGTGCGACCCCCTATGACAACTTCCTCGCCGTTTTGTGTCCCATTATTTCCACTGTCAATGTAAGGTGCGACCCAGCCCGAGTGACTATGTGTAATTCCTCTTAATAAGCACCCGTTAAGATTTATCATGCTGTTATATCCAATCGATAATAAATAATCTTTTAAAAATCGTCCCTCAGGTGCATTGTCGGGAGCTGGATAGATTCTTAAATAACCCTTGTCCTCATCATTCCTGACAATCGACCTAGCAATTATTGTGCCCGAGCTATCTTTTAAAACAGCAAGTCTTAAAACACTCAACTCATGTGCATATACTTTGACAGCACTTTCACCTGACATACATGACCTTATCGCTCTGTCATCTGAATAAGCATTGACCCAGCCTTCAAAGTCATTGTGCTCAATGAATGAAACGACCCAGCCTTTTTGACCTTCTAAAAATCCATTGTAGCCCTCAGCGATTGTCTTAATATCACTCTCAGAAAGGGAAAATTCATTTTTAAAAGTAGAAAGGTATTTTCCGAGCCGAGTTTTAACTTCTCGACCTTCTCTCATGTGTCTCAAACTCGGATAATATGCCACCATTGAAGGCTCAGTGACAGACCTGTGAAGATTGTGCAAAGGCTGAAAATTTCCAAAAAGTTTATTTGAATTTTCTGACATGCCGAGCCTTATCATGTCGATAGATTCCCAGCTATTGTCATTCCACAATCTATCCACCTTAAAAATTGAAGGCTCAATCTTATCAACTGTCGGTCTGATAACATTACATCTCAAGTGCTTTAAATAATCACAAATCATCTCTGTCGGTGAATTATTCTTTTTAATGGTCGCAATATATTTTGACAACTTATGACCCGACTTGATTGACTGAGATTTTAAAAATGTTCCCGAGTGACCTCTCACTCTTAAATTGATTGAGCTTAAATTTTCCCAGATAAAATGTTTTAAGTCGATTCGACTGACACCATATATCGAATTGAGTTTTAATAGTCCGTGCATGATGACCCCCCTTATATTGTGAGCACATAAACTGTGCATAAGAATTGAATAGTTAAAACCACCCACCAAAAAGACAATAAAGCATATAACACAGGCTTTTTAATTGCTGTGTCAGTGGATAGAAAGTAGATAAATAACCCGACCACAGAGGTCGCAATAACACTGAGATATATCATTTTAACTTCACCTTATAAATATGTGCGAATGTGCACTCCCTGATTATATTTCAAAACAATCAATAAAAATACACTTTTAATCAAATAAATTTCAAAATGTTTTGAATTATTCAATTTTTTTAATAATGCTCAATTTTTGTGCATATTCTTAATGTGCTCAATGTTTTATATGTTTTATTTATCGTTTGTTATGGTGTGATAAGTTTTATTTATTAAATGTTATGTGTACCATAAAACACATTTCCACCCACTCAATAATTAAATTTCCAAAATTACCTGATAATTATCCTCAACTATTATGACCCTTATTAAGAGACCAATTATAAGAGCTTTAATGAGTGCTTAATGTTTAATCATATGTTAATTAACCAATGCTTATTTTTTAATCAGATGTTAAGTATAGGGGGGGGGGTGTTATGTTTGTATGGGAATATTTTTATAGGTACACAATAAATATACGAGAGCAAAAAATAGGGTCTTTTCAAACATCTTTAATAATTAAATTAAAAAATGTAATATATTGACATCTCTTCAGAGACCAAACATAGTGTTTAAACGCATTTTAAGGTATCTAGAACGCATTATTTTTATTTTTTAATGGTAAGGGTGCTTAATGGAGCTCGGATCGGAATATTAGACCGAATCCTCGCTTACTAAGAAACTAGATATAGTTTCCTATTCGAGAAGAAGAATAATGATTTTCTTGAAGACAATATGTTTAAAATATGAGATAATATATACATATACTCAATAATGTGTATATAACTTAAACATAAGGAGAATAATATGAAATGGAATAAACCTAGCGTTACCGAGATGAGATTTGGCTTCGAGGTAACAATGTACATCATGAATAAATAACACCAAGTTATTTATGAATGTGTAATATATTACACAAATAATTAAGCCAGCCTAGACAGCTGGCTTTGTTATTTATATTATATATTATTTATATTATATATTATTATATTAATATATATATATTTATATTATTATATATTATATATATTATTATATATATATATTATATTAAGATCTTATTATAGCAGAATGTTTTCATTCTGTCAAGAACTTTCTTCTATATGAATGAAAATAGTTTCCCTGTATATTTTCAACAATCTTCTTTGACAGGGAAAACTCAGGTTCCCTATACCCAATACAACATTCTTCAGAAACTACTTGACTTTTTTAAATACTTGTGATATAATTGTTATATATGCGTATAATTTTATATGCTTTCTCCGTAAGGGTAAAGAATGAATGATGAGATAAAACCAATAGACATAGAAATAGTCGTAGCCGAAGCTACTCCCCAAGAACCAGTTTCTGAGAAGAAGCGAGGTGGTAGGAGACCTGGTGCTGGGAGACCAGCCTTAGTTCGTTTAAACAAAGAACGAATGGCTCAAGGGTTAGAACCCATCGAATACAAAAAGAACAAAATCATTAAGAAGAAAAGGAAGAGTGATGCTATTCTTCCAGTGTCTAAAAAAGCAAGGGCACAAGAAATATTAGCAGAGATGCTAGGTCGTGAAAGTAAGTACATTGTAGAGAAGGTACTCCATAAAGCTCTAGATGATACAGATGATGACCAAATGGCTTGTCTTAAAATTGTCATGGATCGTATCCTTCCAGCTGACTATTTAGAAAAAGCCAAAGGTAAGAGCAATCAGATTTCTATTCAGATTATGGGTGTTGAGAATACAGTGATACATTCGAGTGAAGAAGAAGTCATTGATACAGACTACGAGGAAATAAAAGAAGAAGATGGACGAGAAGGATAATTTTACCCCTTATGCTGTAATTTCAAAAGCAGTAGAATGGTTTAATAAACCAGGATACTTCGATATGAAAACTGTAGCTGAGAAACCAGGCAATCAACTTTATGGTTCTGAAGGAACTGTTCTTGGTGCTAGTGATGCCTATCGTCATCTTGTAGGGTCTGCTCTTTATGCTAGAAAGTTTGGAAACTTCATTGCTAAAAACTTAGGTGATTACAATGAATGGAAATTCTCAGAGCAAGATAAAGATCTTTACAAAGAAGAATCTGAAATGGATCGTATTAACAATGCCATTGGATTAGATATAGCAAAAAAAGCTAAAACAGAAGAAGATGTATATCGTCTTGCTAAAGAAGCTATAGAGAATAAAAAATCTTTCTATTATGACAATATTACAGCTAATAGAAAACGAATAGAAACAGATAGAAAAAAAGCAGGGATGCTTAATTAATATTGGCTAATTTACAAGTTAAGCTGCACGAGAAGCAACTCGAAGTCTTTAACGATAAGACTCGATTTAAAGTAGTAGCAGCAGGACGACGCTTTGGTAAGTCTAGACTCGCTGCATGGATGCTTCTGATAGAAGCTCTAAAGAGTAAGAACAAAGATGTATTCTATGTAGCTCCAACCTATCAACAAGCTAAAGACATATTATGGGGACTACTTAAAGAATTAGGGCATGAGGTTATCACTGCTGCACATGAAAACACTTCTATCCTTACATTGGTAAATGGAAGAAAGATATTCTTAAAAGGTGCAGATAGACCTGATACACTTCGAGGTGTGGGTTTAGCATTTGTAGTCATTGACGAGTATGCTGACATTAAACCTAATGTGTGGGAACAAATCTTACGACCAGCTCTAGCCGATGTACAAGGTGGAGCTATGTTCATAGGAACTCCTAAAGGTAGAAATCATTTTTACGAATTATATAAATATGCAGAGAGTGGTAAAGATGTAGAGTGGACTGGATTCCATTATTCATCTTACGATAACCCCTTAATCCCTGCAAAGGAAATTGAAGCTGCTAAACAATCTATGTCTAGCTTTGCATTTAGGCAAGAGTTTCTAGCATCATTTGAAGCTGCCAGCAGAGATATATTCAAAGAAGAATGGATAAAGATTGATGAAGAAGAACCTCGTGATGGTCGTTATTTTATTGCAGTTGACTTGGCTGGTTTCATTAATGTCGATAAAGAGTCAGGGAATAAGAATAGTAAACTGGATGAAACCGCTATTGCAGTGGTTAAGGTCCATGAAGGTGGATGGTGGGTAGCAGACATTAAGCATGGTCGATGGGACATTAAAGAGACTTGCGAACAAATTATTAAAGCAGTGGTAGAGTATGAACCAGTTGCTGTAGGTATTGAGAAAGGTAGTTTAAAGAATGCAGCCCTTCCTTACCTTATGGACTTAATGAGAAAGTACAATCAATATTTTAGAATAGATGATGTTACTCATGGAAACCAAAAGAAAACTGATCGTATTGTTTGGGCACTACAAGGTAGATTTGAACATGGAAAAGTGACACTTAACATGGGAGAGTGGAACAATGAGTTTATCGATCAGCTTGTTAATTTTCCTAATCATTTGCTTCATGATGACTTGGTGGATGCTTTAGCTTATATTGACCAAATTCAGATTGTAGAGTATTTCCAAGATTACGAAGAAGAAGAATATGAAGTTATCGATGTTGTATCAGGCTATTAAAAGGAAAAATAAATGGCACAAAATAAATTAGTTGATTGGGTTTTAGAATATGTCGAAGAGTGGAGAGACCATCGAGACACTAATTATCTTACAGACTGGAAAGAGTATGAAAGACTCTGGAGAGGTGAGTGGGCTGCTGAAGATCGATTAAGAGATTCAGAACGAAGCCGCATTACATCCCCTGCTCTTCAACAAGCCATTGAAAACCACACAGCCGATATAGAAGAAGCAGTGTTTGGTCAAGGAGATCATCTCTTTGATATTGAAGATGACATGATGGACACTGACCCTAGAGACATTGACTACCTTAAAGCTTACATGAAAGAATGCTTTAAGAAGAATAAACTCCGTAAAGCTGTAGGTGATGTTACATTACTAGCATCTATCTATGGTACTGGTATTGGTGAAATTGTTTTAAAGAAAACAAAAGAACTAGTCCCTGCTACTCGCAATATGGAAAATGTAGATGCTGTAGCTATCGGTGTAGAACAAAAAGAAAAAGTAAATGTTACACTCAAACCTATTTCACCACAAAACTTCCTTATTGACCCAACAGCAACTTCTATTGAAGATGCTTTAGGCGTAGCTATTGAAGAATTTGTATCTGCTCATAAAGTAGCAGAAGGTGTTGTTGCTGGTGTCTATAAAGATACAGAACTAGGTGATGATGCTACTTCTAATAAAGATTTAGAAGCTTCTTGGATTGACACAGAATACAAAGACGACAAAGTAAAACTTATTCGCTACTATGGTTTAGTTCCTTCTAAACTTTTAGATAGTGCTGGTGAAGAAGATGTTGAAGATTTATTTGGTAAGAAAGAACCATCAGAACTTGTAGAAGAATATGGTGACTTAGTAGAAGCTATCATTGTTATTGGTAATGATGAATATCTACTCAAAGCAGAACGCAGTCCTTACATGATGCAAGACCGCCCTGTGATAGCTTACCAAGATGATACAGTTCCAAATAGATTCTGGGGTCGTGGTGTTGCAGAGAAGGGCTACAATATGCAAAAAGCTATTGATGCACAACTTCGTAGCCATCTTGACTCACTAGCTCTTACAACTGTACCTATGATGGGTATGGATGCAACAAGACTTCCTCGTGGTTCTAAGTTTGAAGTAAGACCAGGTAAAACTATTTTAACAAATGGTAATCCTAACGAAATCTTAGCTCCATTTAAGTTTGGTCAAACAGATGGTGGCAACATTCAAACAGCACAAGCTTTTGAACAAATGCTTTTACAAGCGACAGGTACATTAGACTCAGCTGGTATGCAAACACAACCAGCAGGTGCAGAACTATCTGTAACTCTTTCTAGCATCTTAAAGAAAAATAAACGCACACTTGTAAACTTCCAAGATCAATTCCTCATTCCATTCATTGAGAAGGCAGCTTGGAGATTTATGCAGTTTGATCCTGAGAACTTCCCAGTGAAAGATTGGAAATTTATTCCATCATCAACACTAGGTATGTTAGCAAGAGAAGTAGAACAATTACAAATTATCAACCTCCTTAAAACATTAGGTAGTGATAATCCAATTACACCAATCTTAATCCAAGGTGTTATTAAGAACTCAAGTCTTCCTAACAAGAATGAACTATTACAACAAATGGCTCAAGCTATGCAACCTAACCCTGAGCAACAACAAATGCAAATGATGGCTACACAGCTACAAATGCAAGATGCACAGGCTAAAGTTGAGAAAACTATGTCAGAAGTACAGGTCAATAAGACTACAGCTGCTAAGAATCTAGTGGATATTCAAACTAAACCACAAGAAACTCAAGCTAAATTGATGACTGCTATCTCTACAAATCTACCTAATGAAGACGCTAAAATAGCTGCAGAGTTCGATAGAAGAGTAAAAATAGCGGAATTAATGCTAAAAGAAGCT